TAACAACGTATAAAATTTATACTTGCTATGTCTAACATTAAATGTTAATTATTATTTATTTTCTTGTTTTTTAATCAATTGGTTTGTCATTTTTACATCGTACAAAATCTTATACAAGTAAGTTAGCATTAATACTAAGTCCACTGCTCTGCCATAGCTTTTGCAATACCTTTATATGTCTTGCTTCTTAATCCTTTAATTCTAGGGTCGTTCCATCCAACTATCTTACCTGTTTCATCATAGCAAATATTCTGTCCGTTATCCATTTGATTTCCCCATCTTTTTTTTCCGTCTACTATTCTAGGTTCTACATAAGTAGTAGGCACAAGGTTGGGCAGTCCTTTTAGCCATAAACAAGTCCGTTTACTTGCATCATCTCCAAACTGATAAGGGTTTATAGTTTGGTTAGGTTTCCTTATTCTGCTGCTTATACATCCAACAGGGTTTTCTAACGCTATAAATTCAATGGGGGCGTCCATTAATTTCTTTACAAAATTCAAAGCATCTTCTGTTTTAGCTGCTCTTTCAGGTTGTTTTTTATTCCAATGCAAACCACTTACTGTCAAGTATGTGCAAGTAGGGAAGCATATCATCATATCGTATTTACCTGAGTAAGCCTCAATTAAACAATCCCCTTGTATATGCCACTCAGCATGACCACCACTGCAAGGTAGTAAATCACAACTAAATGCTTCGTGTCCTAACTTTCTTAATTCTTTTGTTACTGCTTGGCTTTCTTCACAAGCTACTAATATTCTCATTCTATATAATTTATTCGTTAATAATCCGTACTAATGCTAACAATATGTAACAGGCATTAAAACGACCTGTTACACGGAGCGTTGTGCATAATACTACTCATTCCATAATTGGTCAAAGTCATATTCTGCAAACATACAAAAAATAAATGAGACTACCAAATAAAAAACAAAATAATTAAAAATAGTTATCTTATTATGACAATATTACTACCAATTACATCAGAACAAACCATATCAGTGTCTCCTAGATACACAGATTATTTCTCTGAAGAGCCTTATGAAAACAGAGTAGAATCTAGTGGTGGGACTTTAGAGGCTATATCTTGTGTAATAGACAATGCTTCTAAATTTAACAATACTTCTATAAGTATAAGAAGAGATGGGGATGGTAAATCAGAAACTATTACGGATGTTAAAGGTTTGGTAAATGGTAATTTTATAGACTTTACTTTTGCTAGTACAATACTAGAGGAAGGCTCTACTTATTATGTAGAGATAACAGATGATAGTAACCTAGTGTATAGAGATAAGATATATTCCACAACACAAACTAACTATACTGTAAAGCACGAGGTATCTAAAAGCAGATATACGCAGCCTACAGGAGAAGTAAATGATAACACATACATTATATAATGGAAAATAATAAGAAGCAACAAAACGTAAGGATACTTAATTTATCATCTTACGAAGCACCAGAAGTAAAAGAAGTACACAATAGAGATTGGGTTTCTTGGGGTGCTGATAATGACTATTTTGGTAGACTTATAGAGTTAGATACTTCTAGTCCAACTAACGCTAGATGTAATAATGGTATAGCTGATATGATATTTGGTAGAGGTATAGAGTCTACTAACTCTGAGTTATTACCTGAGCATTATGTAAGAATGAAAAAACTATTAAGACCTAGAGAAATTAAAAAGGTGGTAATAGACAGAAAGAAGTTAGGACAAGGTGCAATTAAACTTACCTATAACAGAAGTAAAACTAAGATATTAAAAGTATCTCACTTTCCTATGGAGACTTTAAGGGCTGAGAAAGCCAACTCTAAAGGAATTATACAAGCATACTACTACCATCCTAATTGGTCGGATGCTAAACCTAACGACAAGCCTAAAAGAATACCTTGCTTCAAACACGGAAGTAAATCACAAAGAGAAGAGATATATGTGATTAAGCCTTATAGAAGTGGGTTTTACTACTACTCTACACCTGATTACCAAGCCTGTTTACAATACGCTGATTTAGAATGTGAAGTAAGTAATTACCATATATCTAATATACAAAATGGATTAGCTCCTAGTTTATTTATTAACTTTAACAATGGTATTCCTAATGAAGAAACACAAGGGGCTATTGAAAGAAAGATTAATGATAAGTTTTCTGGTAGCTCTAATGCAGGTAGAACTATTATAGCATTTAACGAATCTAAAGAAACTCAAGCAGAAATAGAGGCTATACATTTACCTGATGCTCATGCTCAATATCAATTCTTATCTGATGAAGCTAGAGAAAAGATTATGTTAGGTCACGGTATTGTATCTCCTATCTTATTAGGTATTAAAGATAATACAGGATTTGGTAATAATGCAGAAGAATTAAGAACAGCTTCTGTATTAATGGATAATGTTATTATTAGACCATTCCAAGATGAGATTAAACACTGTCTTGAAGACATATTAGAGTTTAACGGAATACAACAAGACTTATACTTTGTAACATTACAACCTATTGAGTTTACAGAGCTAGACAACATATCCACTAAGATTAGAAAAGAAGAAGAAACTGGAGAGAAATTATCTTCACAATCTAACGAGGACTTTTCTGAAGAACAAGGAGATGATATGTTAGACCAATTAGAGGGTCTAGGAGAGGTTTTAAGCGATGATTGGGAGGTTGTGCATAGTGAAGTGTATTCAGAGGACATAAGCGACGTTAGAATGGCTACAATTAAGTCTAGCAATAAATCATCTAAAGAAGATAGTGATATCTACAAAATTAGATATGTTTATATGCCAGTAAGAAAGTCTCCTAACAGTAGAGATTTCTGTAAGAAGATGGAAACATTTACTTCTAGGAATATAGTGTTTAGAAAGGAAGACATTAATATGATGTCTTTTAGAGGAGTTAACAAAGAGTTAGGTCATAATAAACAAAACTATAGTCTACTAAAATTTAAAGGTGGTAAGAACTGTCATCATTTTTGGGAGCTTAGAGTATTTAAGCTAAAAGGAGATAAGAGAGTAGACCCTGATTCAGCTTATGAGAAAGGTTTAAAAGAACCTAAGAATCCAAGTGAAATAGGGGAGAGAATGATTGACAGAGCAGATAAAGGAGCTTACAGAAGTACATTAAGTAAAATTAAAAACATATTAGGACTATGAAAGCATTATTCATAAGTATAGCAGACTTAAAGGCGAAGTCTATAATAGACGGTAACACAGATGCAGATAAGCTAATTCATCAAATAGAAGTGGCACAAGATATGCACATACAAAACTATTTAGGTGGTAGACTATATGAAAAGCTACAAGACTTAATATTATCTGGAGAGATAGATGATGTAGATAATAGCGATTATAAAGCTCTTAGAGACGATTATATAAAGCCTATGCTAATATGGTTTACTCAATTAGAGCACTTGCCATTTGCTATGTTTAAAATAGATAATGGAGGTATAAACAGGCATCGAGGACAAGAGTCAGATACAGTAGACTTTAGAGATGTAGATAGAATGCAAAGTAAGATTACAGATAGAGCAGAGTTCTATACTAAAAGATTCTTAGACTACATTTGCTTTAATAGTCAAAAGTTTCCAGAGTACAATAACAATAGTAACGGAGATATGTATCCTGATAAAGATGCTGATAGCTTCTCAAGTTTTGTGTTGTAGTATGAAAAAGAGGAAGTATAAAACAAAGAAGAAAAATATAATTAATTTAGATAAATTCTATAATAAATTTAATAAAATTACACAAAAAGATGACGATACCAAGTTTAGCGATGATACCTTCAGGGTATAAAGACGGAAAAGTATATAGTGTACTTCCTGCAAATGGAGGCGGAGATTTTGATTTTACTAGAGGCTCTAATGCAACAAGAGTAAATAAAGATGGTTTAATAGAAACTGCAACAGGAGACACACCTAGACTAGACTACTCAGGCAGTTCTTGTCCTAGTTTGTTGTTAGAGCCACAGAGGACTAATTTAGCTACTTATTCAGAAGATTTTAGCGATAGTAGTTGGGTTAAAGCCAATGTAGATGTTACTCATAACGCAGGAATCGCTCCTGATGGAACAGTTAGTTTAAGCAGCATAGATAGTAATAGCTCCGTTAATAGCGAACATAGGTTTAGATTAGCTCCATCTCTTTCAGTATCAACCACCTATAATGCAAGTGTTTTTGTGAAATCAAAAGATTCGGGGGTTTATCTTTATTTTCGTGACCTCACCAATAATTCAACTAGCTTTTATGATGTGGAGAATAATACAGTTTTGGCTACAGGTGTAGGTCAAACTGTAAATAGCACTTCTTTTGGAGATTTCTTTAGGTTAGATTTCACTTTTACAACTCCTTTATCAATAACTAATAATTTTGTTGATTTTGGTATAACTTCAGTTTCAAGTGGTGTAACTTCAGTTATTACTGCTGGTCAAGGAATGTATTTTTGGGGAGTACAATTAGAAGAAGGTTCTTACCCTACTTCTTACATACCAACACAAGGTAGTGTAGTAACAAGGTTAGCTGATAGTTGTAGTCAAACTGCGCCAGATGGTGTTATAGGGCAGACAGAGGGGGTTGCTTATGTGGAAATAGATTGGAAAGGAAATGATGAAGAAAGTGTTTTTGGTGTTTTACACGATGGTACAGTGGATAATCGTATGGATTTTGGTTATAGTGAAACTTTTCATTCTTTTTATTTTAATATTAGAGCAAATGGTAGTAGTCAAGGTTTAATGCAGTATGCAAATCCTATTATAGGAAAATATAAAATAGCTATTTACTATAAAAATAATGATTTTGCTTTCTGGATTAATGGAGTAAAAGAAGTAGTTGATACTAATGGAACTGTTCCGATAACAACAAAATATAATGTTGGAAACTATATTGGTGGAGGTAAAGAATATCCTATAATGAGTTCAAAACTATACAGCACCGCACTAACAGATGAAGAATTAAAAGAATTAACAAGTTAAGAGTAATTATTACTCTCGTATAACCAACGGGGGTAATATAATAACTAGTAGTTATAACCAAAAGTGAATAATTATGATATACAAAAGATACGAATTTAACGACCAAGAACAAGCAGAAGAGAAAATAGATGCTTTCTTTGATGTAGATGAAGATGGTAATAAAGTACAAAACGTTAAAGCAGCTTTTATTAAGCTAGGTAAGTTTGTACTAGAACAAGGGGAATATGATGAAGAAGGAGAAGAAGTGCAACCTCCTGTATTATCTGAAGGTTACGCAGTAGATGTACTATGGAAAGAATTAGACGAAAGTCCTTATGGATGGAAGTCTTACGAAGTAGAACCTGAAAAACCTAAACACAAAATATTCTGATATGACAAATAAAGACCTGCTAAATACAATAGCTAAAAACCAATTAAACAATGCAATTCAATTATCTAATTTTATAAATAAGCAAGAAGGTATAAACGATAAACTTTTAGGCTACTTAGAAAATGACGATAAAACAAATCAAGTAGGCGTTGTTCAAAAACAACAAGAAATGGATAAGAGATTATCTAATTTAGAAACATACAAAAAAGTAGTAGTTGGCATATCAGCTTCTTTGATAGGTCTTACTGCTTGGATAACTAACTTATTAAAATAAAATATGTTTACAGTAATAATACAAAGGTACTGGGGTGATGAGGCTCAATCATTAGGAACAATGACATTGCTAGATACTGAATTAAACCCAGTATTTGCCTCAATAAGTTTAGAGAGGGGTTGGTTGGACAATAAACCAAATGAGTCTAGTGTTCCTGTAGGGGAGTACTATTGCGTACTAGAATACTCACCTAGATTTAAGAAAGAGTTATGGGAGCTTAAAGGTGTTCCAAATAGAAGTGAGTGCAAATTTCATGCAAGCAACTACTGGAATCAGCTAAATGGCTGTATAGCGTTAGGTGATACTGCTGAGAATATTGGAAGAGATTTTAGGTTAGACGTAACTAATAGCGGAGACACTATGAATACTTTTCATAGATTATTAAGAAACGAGAAACAAATTAAAGTAATTATACAGTAGTATGGAGAAGGAAAAAAAGAAAAGAAGTTTTTTTGGCAACTTATGGAGAAGTGTTGTGAAAAACAATATACCTTTAGGTGATACTATTGTTTCCGCTATAGATGGAGGTAATGCATCTGAGGTTATTAAAGCAATATCCAAGGATAATAAGATGTCTCCAGAGCAAAAAGAAATAATAATTGAAGGAATAAATAAAGATATAGAACAAGAAAGAGAGTTAACAAAAAGGTGGGAATCAGACAATAAAAGCCAAGATTGGTTGCCTAGAAATATAAGACCTTTAGTTGTAGCTAACTTTACTTTGCTTATAGATGTTGTAATATTAAGCTCCATGTGGGGCAAACCTCTTGGAGAGGCTTATTTGCCTATATTAATGACAATGGGTGTAACTGTTATAGGTGGTTATTTTACTTTACGAGAGTACGGAAAAAAAAACAATACTAAGTAGTATATTTAAAACCCCACATTAAAACGTGGGGCAACAGTCGATAAATTGCATTAAAACGCATTTTATCTTTATGTTATGCACCATATTCACGATAGTACGC